CCGATGGAACGTGTACTGCCAATATTACATCTATTAATGGAGGTCAGTTAGGTAATAGAAACAAGGTAATAAATGGTGATTTTGCAGTAGATCAAAGACAAAATGGTGGAGAAGTAAATCCAGCCGTTAATGGAGATTTTTACCCTGACAGATGGTCTGCACATAAAGATCAAGCTGATAAATTTAAAATTCAAAGAGTAAGTGATGATGCACCAGAGGGTTTTAAACACGCATTAAAATGCACAGTTGTTAATACCCATAATCCAACTGGTGGTAATTATTTTTATTTAAAACAATCTATTGAAGGAAATAACACTATTGATTTAGATATGGGAAAAAGCACTGCAAAAAAAATAACAGTTTCGTTTTTTGTAAAATCTAGTGTAACTGGGATATATAGTGTTGCTTTGAGAAATAATGGCTATGATTGCAGTGCTGTTGGAGAATATACAATTAACAGTGCTAATACATGGGAAAAGAAAACTATAAATTTTTTAGCAGCTACAAATATTGGTACATGGCTTACAAATCACAATATAGGGATAAGACTTGAATTTGTTTTAGGTGCTGGTTCAACTTACCAAACATCAACATTGCTTTCTTTTCAGTCTGCTAACAAGCAAGCAAGTTCAAATGCAGTGCAATGGATAAACAATGCAGGGGCTACTTTTCTATTAACGGGAGTGCAACTAGAAAAAGGCAATGTAGCCAGTGAGTTTTTCCATGAAAATTATTCAGCTAATTTACTTAAATGTCAAAGATATTTTCAAGTTTTAAAGACAGGTGATGCAGTAGCAGGGAGTACAACTCAAATAGTTTTTTCAGCACCGTTATTTTGTCCTATGAGAGCAACGCCAAGTGCGGGTAAAGTAAATTATTCGGGAAATTCTGATTTTAACTTTGGGGATATGGTTTCAGTTTCGGATCAAAGTTCAAGTACACCAGTTTTTGATGGTGGATATTTACATCAAGAAATCATGGTTACAGGAGCTATCGCAGGGTTTGATGGTTTAACAGCATATAGAAGTTATAAACACGAGCCAAATGGAACACAAAATGCTTTAATAACAGCAAGTGCGGAGCTTTAAAAATGAAAATTACTTATAAAAAATATAAAAATATGTATGGAGTTTTAGATAGTATTGTTTTGAAATTTATTGATGGTGTTCATGTTTTATCAATACCATTTGACAAAGATAATATAGATTATCAAGAATATCTTAAATGGTGTAATGGTGAACTTCCTTACACAGAAAAAGGAACAACCGAAGATGCTGATTAATTAACCTTTTCTTGCATTTG